CCCCGAGAGTCCCGGCACCACCCACCCGAAAGGATCACCATGGCCGAGCCGTTAGTCACGGGCGAGGACGTCCGCAACTATCTGCGACTCCAGGACTCCGCCGACGCGGCATGGCTCCAGGACGCCGCGGACGCGGCCACGGACTACGTCAACTCACTGTCACACGTCGACGCGACAGTGTGGGACTACCGGACCCGGACCGGCGCCATCATGCTCGCCGGGCGCCTTTACTCCAGCCGCAACGCACCACTGGGCGCGGCAGGTTTCGACTCCATGGGTGGCGTCATCTCAGCTAGGACCGATCCCGAGGTGGCCCGCCTGCTCCGCATCGGGCGCTACACCCCGCCAGCCGTTGACGGGCCGGTGATCGTGGAGTGAGCGGCACCTACGCCACAGTCATGGGCGCAATGTGGAACGAAATCAACGCCCTGGGCTTACGCGTCACCGATGACCCTATGAGCGTCAACCCGCCGTGTGTCGTTATTGACCCGCCCAGCATTGAGCGCTTGACGATGGGGCACTACAACATCCGCCACCAAATCCACATCGTCGCGCCCGGTGGCACTGGAACCGCTGACGCACTAGCCACGCTGGACTCCATGCTCGATATTTTGGTGGACGCGCTCGACCCGTCAAGCATCGAACCATCCACCTACACCCTCGGGAGTACCGGCGACGGTGCCCCAGCTCTAACCCTCACCCTGGAAAGGTCAAACTAGAAATGACGATCACCGACTCCCGTGTACGCGCCGGCGAACTAACCCTGGACGGCGACTCTTACGCCACCCAGCCAACAAACGTGCGCATCACGCCATCGCACGACTCCGACGGGGACCGCATTGAGGTCCTAGACGGTTCCGAAATCCAACCCACCTACCGCCGCCGCAACACCCTGAACATCGAGGCCATCCAAGATTTCGACAACGACGCCGGCCTGATCGCCCTGTCATGGGATCAAGACATGGCCACCATCCCGTTTTCCTGGACTCCGGACCCCGTGGGCCCGACCTATTCCGGCGACGTCCAGATCCTCGCCATCGAGGTCGGCGGTGTAGTTGGCGAACGGTTGACCACGACAGCGGAGTGGGAAATCATCGGCGCCGTCACAGTCACCCCATACGTCGCCCCATAGATCATGGCTCTCGCGGCAACTGTCGAAATCGAGGGCCTAGCCAAACTCCAGCGCGAACTGAAGCAAGCCGGCGAGGATTTACAGGACCTAAAAAAAGCCGGCGGGAAGGCCGCGCTGATCGTTTTGGCGGAGGCCAAGCGCAGGGCGCCAGTACGTTCGGGGGCCCTGAAAAAGTCACTCCGGAAAAGTGTGACAAAGACCAGCGCCGGCGTGCTCGGTGGCAAGGCCCTAGTGGTGCCATACGCTAACCCGATCCATTGGGGATGGCCTGACCGTGGCATCCGGGAAAACCCGTGGGTGTCGCGGGCCGCAGTAATGACACAATCGCAGTGGCTCCCCGGCTACGTTGCGGAAATAGACAAAGCAGTCGAAAAAGTGAGAGGGGCACCACGTGGCCGGTAGTCCCGCGAATCTGAGAATCAACATTTTCGCCAACGCGAAACAGGTTGGAAAAGAACTAAACAAAACGAAAAAAAAGTTTGACGGTTTTGGCAAGGGCCTAAAGATCGCCGGCGCCGGTATCGGCGCGGCTGTGGGCGCGGGTTTTGCCGTGATCATTGACAGTGTGAGAAAGGCCGCCGAGGAGGAGGCCGACATCCGGCGCCTCCAAACCGCCATCGAGAAGGCCGGTGGCGCGTTCGCCGACTCCACGCCCAAGATCGTCGCGTGGGTGGACGAGATCAAACGGTCATCGACCTTCACCGATGATCAACTGCGCCCCGCATTGGCGAACCTGACAAACGCCACGGGCGACGTCGCCGAGGCCCAGGGCTTACTCACGACAGCCATGGACCTATCGGTGGCGTCTGGGAAGCCGTTAGAAACGGTTTCCCTGGCCATCGGCAAGGCGTCCAACGGGCAGACGACGGCGCTAAAGAAACTTTTCCCAGAACTAAACACTCAGGCGAATAAGAACAAAACGGGCGCGGAACTGCTCCAAATCCTGTCGAACAAATACAAAGGCGCCGACACTGCCGCCACTAACACGACCAAGGGTGGCCTGAAACTTTTCTCGGAAAGTATTGACGATTTACAGGAGGACCTGGGGACCCTGCTCCTCCCCTATTTACAAAAGTTTACTGACTGGGCCGCCTCACCCGATGGCAAAAAAACATTAGAGGACATCGCCGACGTAGTAGAGGAACTGGCCAAGGCCTTTATCGCAGTCGCGGGTGGCATCGACGACACCATCATCGGGTTTAAGTCCATCGCCGCGTTCTTCAAATCCAAGGAATACTCACTCTGGCTGGATTTCGTCAAGTTCACAAACCCAGCGGCCTACCTAGCCCTGCGAGGCACGCGCCCAGATAACCCGCGCCCACTGAGCGACCTGCTAAACGAGGTCGTGAACGGCGTTCCCGTTCCCCGCGCACCGCGACAGTCCAAACAACGGGATGAGCGCGACAGCTATCGGACCAACAGCACGACGGTAATCAACATCTCCACCATCGACCCAGCCGCCGCCGGTGTGGCAGTGCGCCGGGCCATGAACACAGACAGCACACGCCGCGGGAACCTTAGGATCGGTGGCTAATGTCCCTCCTGGTCCTCGCCGTGAACGATGTTCAAATCCCCAACAGCATCGTTTTACGCAACGTCGAGATACAAATGGGGGGCCCTTACGGCGTTGGCCAACAATCCGGCGACCCGTCCAGCTGTACGTTCCAGGTCGTGAACCTGCCAACCGAGGACGAGATCAAACCGGGCGACCGCATCAACCTTTACAGCATTGAACCCGGCATCGGCTACGTCCCCCGTTTCACGGGCCGCGTGTATTCCCGCCGCGTTGACTGGGAAGGCGTCACGCGCTCCATCACCACCATCGCCGCGTCCGGGCCCCTAGCCATCCTGAACCGTATTTACATTGGGGACGAGGCGTGGCCAGCCGAAACGGATGGGGACCGCCTAGCCCGCATCCTGGCACTAGCTGAGGAACAAACTGGCACCCCATACAGTGCTGATCCCGGGGGCGTCACAGTGTTAGCCCGTGACGTGGACCGCCAGCCAGCCGGCGACCTTGCCCGCCTTTACGCCACGTCCGGCCTCGGTTTGCTCACCGACTCACCGGATGGGACGATCCGCTACCTGGACCGTTTCCACGCCGTGGACGTGGGCGCGGAATTTGCCCTAACCCCAGCCAGCATCGAGGACTCGTTAGTGGTCACAGCGACCACGGAAACCCTGGTCAACGACATCACAGTGGGCTACGGCACGCGCATCGACGGCGTGGAGCGGACAACGGTTAGCGCCGTGAGCCCCGATAGCCAAACGTCTTTCGGCTACTACGGGGCAGATTTTGATTCCGAATTGGACGACGCCGGCGACGCCCTAGACGTTGCTAATGAGTATATCTACCGCAACTCACGGCCCGGCGACACGTTGCCCACAGTCACCATCGACCAGCGCCTCAGGCCCGACCTATTGACCGAAATCATCATCGGGGATGTCTGTTTCATCACTGGCCTGCCCCAGCCGGTGCCAAACTTTCTTTTCGCCGTGATCACGTCCTACCGGGAAACCTGGGCCACCCAGTCACAATGGCAAATCGAGCTGGAACTGGTAGATGGCCGTTATTGGGGGCGCGGCACCATCTGGGATGACGTCGACGTGGGCATCCTATGGAATAACGTCGACCCCGGTTTCACCTGGAATAATGTGGGCGAACTCATCAACGGCGTCGAGGGTTTTGACCGATGGACAGACACCCCGGCTAACTACTTTTACGACAACATCCCCGCGACCGCGTGGGCTGACTGGACAGGATAAGGACAAATGGCAACTACACCCGAGCATGGCTGGCCAACGCCAGACAACACCGACCGCGTGGCGGATGGCGCCTCAGCCATCCGCGCGTTGGGCGACGCCATCGACGGCGCCCTGCCCTTTATTTACACCGCCGCCGGCACAGTGGGCACCCTTGCCGCTGGCAATGACGCATCCACCACGGTTTCGTTCCCGGCGTCCTATTTTGCGACCGCCCCGCGCGTGGTGGGCACAGCCAACACGGGTGGGACCGCGGTCGTAACGATTCAGTCGATCACGACGTCCAGCTGCTCCGTCAAGGTGACAAACATCGGCGCCACCTCTATCGGTGGTGCCTTCCAGATCATCGCGGTCATCTGATGAGGACCCGACGCGGCGCCATTGGATGGTTCAGGCGCAACGCCGCCCTACGCACACGCGGCTACGGTGGGCTATGCCTGCGGGCCGTCCGCACCGCCTGGGGCCTCCCCGGCATGTACGCGGACGCGGACACCTATTGGGCGGCAGTGCCGGCCCGCCATAAGCACGCCTGGGACAATAACCCGCCCAAGGGCGCCGTGGTGTATTGGCGAATCGGCAAATATGGACACGTGGCCCTATCTAATGGGGAGGGCGAAATCTGGGGATCAGACTTGCCCACCCAGGGCCTAGTCGGGAAAACGTCGATACACACGCCACGCGTCAAATGGGGCGCCGTGCCCGTAGGGTGGGCATCATGGCTGAACGGTCGCAGCCTGCCACTATGACCCCGATACTTTCCGCCATCGGTGCCACGGCTGCCGGTGCCCCCCTGATCGTGCTGGACGCCGCTGGGCTATCCGGTGGGATCATCATGACCGGATCCATCATCGCCTCACTGGTCGCCATTGGGGTGGGAGTAGGAAAAGTATGGCAACTGGCCCGCGCCGCATCCCGGCACCTAGACCAACTGGAAAACCTAGACAAAAAACTAGACAACATCTCGCAACGACTAGAAACGGCTGGACTATGAACCCGATACTACGCTCCGCCCTGATCACCTTCGCCGCCTCTTTCATCGCCCTAATCCCCATCGCACCCCTGTCCGATGACTGGTTTTTGCCCGCTCTTTTCGGCGCTGGTATCGCTGGCCTTCGTACCCTGCTCTCGTGGCTGGACCCCGGTAATCCGCTATTCGGTGTGGGAAAAGTGGATCACGCCACGCCGGATGATCCCGAGGTCGTTGACATCCAAGGCTGATGTGATGGTAGTTTCACCCACGCACCACTAACCGTCTGGGAGGACAAAATGAACCTGTACCCGTGGCTCCAAAATGTGGGGTCTTTTCTGCTACTGCTGGGCGCCTTTAGCGTCGTCGGATGGTTTTGCCACTGGATCGGCGTCCAAAACGGATACGACGACTGCCTGGACGACCTGAACGCCGAGGTCGCCCGCCGCGACGGCATGATCAAATGAGCGCCTACCACGTCCTCATCATCGAGCCATTGGACGGCGGCCTAGAGATGGTGTCCAGCGTTGGACCTTTCAGCTCGTGGACTTTCGCCCGATCCGCCGCGCATCGTTTCGAGCAAAAACGCGACGCCGCGGGCTACACCGCGTCCGACGTGAAGGTCCGGGTATCTAAGCAAATCGCCCCCGAGGATTTTGAGTGGACACCCCCGAGCCAGCGCCCCACGGCTGAGGTCGTCAAGATCACCCGGCAACGCAAACACCGGACCAGTGACCCGCTGACGTCCCGCCAGGCTGACCTATTCGCGTCCAGCAAATCCACGAGCGCCCGCCTGCGCATCATCGAGGCCCACGCCGCACACCCGAACGGGCTGACCGATGAGGAGGCCGCGATGATCGCCGGCCTGAACATGACCAGCGAATACTCCACCCGATGCTCGGAACTAAAGCGCGACGGCATCCTAGAGGACACAACCCGCACCCGCGTTGGATCCACTGGGCTCCAGCGAACAGTCCGCCAAATGACGGCGGCAGGGCTGAACTACTGGCGCGAGCAAAAGGCGGCGACCAAATGAACGAGGATAAGTACGGCGCAGATAAGCGCTACAAACTGGTCATATCTAAAGACGGCCTGACCTGCCTGCGGTCATACACAAACGACCTAGCCATGATCCAAGACATCGCCATCAAGGCAACGCTGGACGGTTATGAGGCCGAGATCATCGACCGCGCCCCGACACACCCCGCCGGTACGCAACTATGACCGCGCCCCGGCGTTATGCGATACGGCACTGGCTCCAAGGCTGGGCCATCATCGACCTAGTCACTGACCGCATCGTGGCCGAATACGCCACACTTGACCAGGCACGCCGCGCGTCCGACGTATTCAACGGGGCCGCCCGGTGAAATGGTTTCATGAGGGCGTCACCTTCGACATAGCCCAGCACGCCCGCCCCTGCCCTTCCTGCCGCACCATGGTCCACACCCTCAGCCACCCCGAGCGCGACATCGGGCCTATGTGCCCGTCCTGTCACCCCGACTGGCAACACGCGCCCTTCATCGGCCAGCGCCCCGAGGATATGGCCCTAGCCGTATGGCAACAGAAACTAAAAGACCGCAAGGCCCAGCTACTAGCCGAACGCAAACAAGCCGCCCAGGAGGACATCGACAACGCATAGAGCGCCACGTCGTTATTGGGGAGCCCGACGCTAACTAGCCCCCTGCGCGTTATGTCGCCCCAGATCAGCCGCGCACTGGTCGCCCGAGATAGTCGTAGTCGACGATGACTATCAACGGTCTACGCATCCCGACGTCCCTAGGACGCGCGGGCCTTAGGCGTGCCATAGTCATCGGTGGGCGAGAGTATGACGGGAGTTTGGGGTCAGGGGGACTTGTTGGGGATACCCTTATCGCATGACTACTAGACCAAGCGGAAGGGCTGGGCAAAGGCTCAGCGCCACAGTGAAGGATATGTATGGGACTACCTGCCACCTGTGTGGGCGTGACTGTGCTGATGACTTTACGGTGGACCACGTGATCCCCTTCGCCGATGGTGGCAGTAATGAACTGGCGAACCT